CCTCTCGTCACCCGTAATGACATAGCCGAAGCGATCGCCCTGCATACTGCCTGTATGCCGACACGGGAGATCCCCGGCGCAATTGCCAACTATTTCATGATAACCAGGCGTTTTTATACCCGAACAGATAAGGCTGTGATCAACAGGCTACTGATAGCCGAGATCAGGGATTATTTGATTGAACAAGGACGTCTACGTTACGCAACGGTGGCAGCAGAAATGAGAAAGGAGGCACATAGAATGACCAGTAATAATTTGAATGTTAAAAAACCAGCATCTGTTGCTTCAGCTACGCCATCACCAGCTGTGAATGTTATCTCCAACACTGGAGATACAATCGACAGCCAGACGCTGTTAAAGATGGTTAATGAGGCGCGCAAGCTATGTGGGGAAAATGAGATCCGCAATAACGATTTTCTCAATAGAATTAAGGATGAACTTGATGGGGAATTTTACGAAACTTTCGTAAAATCCCATGGCACAAGGGCCGGGCGCTCTTTTGAGGTCATAACCATGACCTACAAACAAGCCCTGCGAGTCGCCGCGCGCGAGTCAAAAGCGGTCCGCCGTTCGCTGATCGACAAACTGGAAGAATTGCAGCAGGCAAACTCCCCTACCCCATCGATCCCCCAAACATTACCAGAAGCCCTACGTCTGGCTGCCGAGTTAGCAGAACAGAAAATGCAGTTGGAACAACAGCTGGTGGCCGCAGCCCCTAAAGTCGATTTTGCTGACCGGGTATCAGCGGCTAATGGAATCCTGATCGGGAACTTTGCAAAGGTCGTTGGACTTAAGCAAAACGCCCTTTTCTCATGGTTGCGCCAGAACGGCATTCTCATGGCTTTTGGTGCGCGCAAAAACGTACCGCGCCAGCAGTACATTAACGCCGGGTATTTCACGGTGAAAGAAGTGGTGCTGGATGATGAAAATGGCTACCAGATACGGCTGACGCCCCAATTAACGGGTAAAGGCCAGCAGTGGTTAACTCGCAAGCTACTTGATGCTGGTTTGTTAAAACCAGTAGCAATAGGTTAACAAAAGAAAAAACCTGCCAGCAAACTGGCAGGTTTCTGAGCAGATCGTCCAACCCGATCTGGATCGGGTCAGAAAAATTTGCTCTAATAAATTTCGTTTTCTAAGTGCAAAGAATCACCTTTTCGAGCTGGTGATTGAAGGTTGATGCAAATTTGGAGAAAAAATGCAACAAACATTCAATGCGGATATGAATATATCAAACCTTCATCAAAATGTCGATCCTTCAACCACTCTGCCTGTTATTTGTGGTGTTGAAATTACGACCGACCGCGCTGGCCGTTACAACCTTAATGCTCTACACAGAGCGAGCGGACTCGGTGCCCATAAAGCGCCAGCTCAATGGCTAAGAACGCTGTCAGCCAAACAGCTTATCGAAGAGCTTGAAAAAGAAACTATGCAGAATTGCATAGTTTCGTTCGAAGGCCGTGGCGGCGGTACGTTTGCCCATGAATTGCTCGCTGTGGAGTACGCAGGCTGGATTTCTCCCGCGTTTCGGCTGAAGGTAAACCAGACATTTATCGACTATCGAGCCGGAAGATTACAACCTGCTATTCCGCAGAGTCTCCCTGAAGCTCTCCGTTTGGCTGCCGACCTGGCAGAGCAAAAGCAACGGCTGGAGCAAAAAATGCTTATGGATGCGCCTAAAGTCGAATTCGCCGAACGCGTTGCTACCGCCAGCGGGGTTCTAATCGGCAACTATGCCAAAGTGCTCGGTCTGGGCCAAAACTATCTCTTCACCTGGTTGCGTGATAACGGAATTCTGATCGCAACCGGTGAACGCAGGAACGTCCCCAAACAAGAATACATATCCCGTGGGTATTTCACCCTTAAAGAAACCGTGATCGATACAAGCAATGGAAGCAGGATTTCTTTCACGACTCGTATAACCGGCAAAGGTCAGCAGTGGCTGATGAAGCGATTGCTTGATACTGGTGTGCTGGTACCTGTCGCGGCAACGCGCTAACAGACGTAGTAAGAACCACCAGCATTGTAATGCTGGCTAAAGTCACTTTCCTGAGCTGTATAACGATGAGCGATTTTACTTTTTCTGGCTATGAATTGGCCTGCTTTGTAACACACTCCGGTCTATCCCGTAGCGCCGGGCATATCCTGTCGCAATGTGCAAATCTAGCGGCAACAACCAGTGAATACTTCATTCACAAGCCTCACCGCCTGATCGCGGCAGAAACTGGTTATAGCCAATCAACCGTCGTTCGTGCATTCCGTGAAGCTGTAAACAAAGGAATTCTGTCTGTAGAGATTGTTATCGGCGATCACCGTGAACGTCGCGCTAACCTGTACCGGTTTACACCATCCTTTTTGGCCTTCGCACAACAAGCCAAAAATGCGCTGATTGAAAGCAAATTAAAGATCTCTTCAGCGGCAACCAAGGTTAAAGCTGTTCTCGCTAAGACATTGGCTTTATTTAATTTTTTATCCACACCCCCATGTCAAAATGATACCCCCTCCCCCTGTCAGGATGACGTGGCAATAAAGAATAAGAAGTCACAAGTTAAAAAACAAAAAGATCAGTTTCCGGCGGTGCCGGAACGACCAGACTCAAAAAATTGACTTCATGGATCGCTGAGGCAAAAGCAAAGGCTGACAATCTGCGGTTATCCAAAAAACGCGCTCAAAAACATGAGTTCAAGCAGAAAGTAGAGGCGGCAGCGCGGAAATATGCTTACCTGAAGGACAAGCGTTCTCCTGATATTGGCGGGATATCAAACTTCGATAATCTGCCGCATTGCATGACGGTAAACGAAGCTCTTAATGCGGTTTTAGCCAAAAATAAAGATAACGAACAATGGGGTATACCGGCAGGATTCAGAGGGTGATAGATTGCTCTAATCTGGAGTCACCTGGCGTTTTCAGTTTGAGGTCGGAGATGCAATCTGATTTTTTACAGTTAGCGATCGCTTTTGCAGGATATGTTTGTATTGGCTTCTGTGTATACATGATCAGCCGAAAAATGCTTGTCGATATCGACCGCAAAGAACGAGCAGAGGAGATCTTAGTATGGATTTTCTTTGGCGCGGTCTGGCCATTAGGGATCATGTTTGCTGCAACATTTCTTCTGATGTGGATATTCACCCTTCCAGGTGATTTCTATAGAAAAAAAGCCAGACATTGATACAATCGTTGCGGGTGCTTGAGGCTATCTGCTTCAGGCATTACCCGAAAAGCAGATAGAAGAAAGCCCCAGATAACATTACGCGTCCTGCAAGACGCTTAACATTAATCTGAGGCCATATCTATGCTTAGCATACGTAGATTAGCCTCTTACCGACCAAAAGGTCAAGGAGAAGCAGGCTATGAAGCAGCAAAAAGCGATGTTAATCGCTCTGATCGTCATCTGTTTAACCGTCATTGTGACGGCACTGGTAACGAGGAAAGACCTCTGCGAGGTACGAATCCGAACCGGCCAGACGGAGGTCACTGTCTTCACAGCCTACGAATCTGAAAGGTAAGAGACCTGGCGGGGAGAGATCTCCGCCACTCTTAGTGTGTCAGGTATCCTCAATGCACCCTTTCATCTCCAAATAAAAAAGCTCCCGAAGGAGCTTTAAAATACAAGGGATGACTCTTAATCCCACTCAATCCAGTTGTAGACGATACGAAGTGACGGGCGCACAGCGGCAGTCACATCTTCGGTACTAAAGTCGATTGCATCACTGTAGATTTTGCAGTCCAACATTTCAATTGTTGTAGCAGCTTTTGTTACAGCGTTAACCCCGGAAGATTTGGATTCAGGGGTAGCAGCCATCGTGATATCAACATAGTCCTTCGCCGCAATGCGATCCTTGATGAACTGAAGAATATCGCCTTCGATAGTCTCCACGCACTGGACCTGGATTTCCCCAGAGTTTCGAATTGGTCCGTGCTGGTTGAACTTCACACCATTCGGACCATAGTCCTCCACATCCTCGCGGGTCATTTCAGGAATTTGCGACGTGCGAACCAGTACGCTGATATCTTCATGGCCTGCAACAGTGAGCTGGAATTCAGAAGATACCAGTCGTTCGCCTTTGGCCGCGTTGGCAGTATAGCGGCCCTTAATAAATTTACGGTTTCCCTTAGTGTTATTGTGCCCCATATAAAATCCTTTTACTGGAACGCCCGAACAATATCGGAGCTGTTATATATCGAAGAACCGGTCAACTGGAGGTTGACGGTGTTTTTCAGGAAATGCCCATTGCTGTCCCTGGGCGCATCGAGATCGAAACTTATGTCCTGGATAGCGACATCAATGATGTTGATCTGGCGACCAATGTTTAGCGTCACACGCTCCGGGATTCGACCACCAATACTGGCATCTTTAAGTTCCGGGCTAATCATCGCTGACAATGCGGCGATAGCTCCTGAAACCTCCGTGAATGGATCAAACAAAGCGATGAAAGTTACTGGCAGCGTGAAAGTTGGCGGTGTTCCCCCCTCCCAAACCATTAAGCTGTTCCAACGGGCCACCGACGTTGTTTCAGTACCAACCTGCGCAAAACCACTGAAGGCACCAGCAACAGACCCCATGGACATACCGGTAAACGGCGCTTCCCAATTCTGGGCCATGTTCATTGCTGCCCCCTGGCTGATATATCCGGTAACCTGGTACTGAGAGTTCGTTAAAGTAACTTTCAGAAATGGCGATACACCGTCAGCCTGGCTGTAAACCCCATAAGGTATAGGTGCCATTCAAGTTAAAGGCCGGAGTTCTCCGGCCTCCTCCTTTAGCCAAGGCGCTTACGGCGCAGTTTCATTGACTTTTTGCGGGCAAGTTTTGCCGCACCCGTCTGGGCTTTTCGACGCGCTTTTTTCAGCGCCGATTTTTGAGCCGCAGTCAGACGTTTTTTACGCAGGCGTTTACGGATGAGTTTGATCTCACCGTTACGAACAACCTTCTTAAATGCTTCAGTCAGCATTTCATCAGAAGTGCCAGCAACAACAAACGCCGCTTCCAGTTCGTCACGGTCGTCGCTATCTAAACCAGCGATAGAGGCACCAACATCAGCAGCTGCGTCGTCGTCTTCATCGTCAGCCAGTGCTTCGATCAGGTCATCATCTACACCGCATGCTGCGAGGAAGTCAGCAACATTTGCCCATGCTTCGTTATAGGCATCGTCCTGTTCTTCTGTAACTTCGGAGTCGTCGTCATCAGAGATACCAGCGATAGCCTGAACGAAACCATCAAGGGAGTCGAAAGTCAGATCACCGCTATCAGCCCAGGCGAAAACGGCGTCGGCCGCATCACTCAACGCATTCTGCATAGCACTTCTATTTGCAGCTTCCAGAATCATCTGGTGCGCCTGTTCGACGGTCCATTCTTTACCGTCTTTCCCTTCCAGGATTTGCTCAGGAGCCGGGGCAGATGGAACGTTATCGTTAGTCTGTGCCGCCGGTTCCGGATTATTATTAATAACCGGATCTGTTGGCTGTTCGGCGCTTGCTCGGGCAGACTCCATCAGCTGCACAGGATCAGAGTTCAAAGCGAAACGAGACAGTCCATTCCCCAAAAATGCCCCGGATTGAAAAAAGTTTTTGCTCATTGTATTCCCTTACTTAATAAGCAGCGGTACGCCCTGGATACGACGGGCTACGCCAGTCGGGCAGCAGGCCCAGACTACTTCCCATTTATCGAATTCCGCCTGCGTAACTTTCAGCACATACGGTTCTGTACCGTCAGCATCAGGATCACGAGGAGCCACCAGAGCGCCGGAGGCGACAAAGCGATCTAAAAGTTTGGTCATCCCTTTAGTCAGGCCAGCCGCAGTAATACCGTCCGGGCTATGCTTCATCTGTCGGGCTAACTGGACAAAGAAACGGCTGATTGCATTCATCAGGGATGGGACGTGCTGGAAGTGCAGATAGTTATCCTGCGTGCAGCAAGTTAAAGCATCGTCGATGATCATCTGGCCAGAGGTGCCAACAGATACTTTATTGAGACGGCCCTTGACCATTGCTTCTTCGTCCGGGGTATCTTCCGGATACAGCGGTTGAATTGACGCACGAGCAATGACGGCACGTTCTTCACCAGCCGGTGAGTAATGCCAACCGCCGACATCAGAGTTTTTCTTGACGCCACGAGCTTTCGCCGCATACGCCACGCCAGACAGACCAAAGACCACACGGGATTGGGTCCATTTGTCTTTGCAGGAGAACGGGTAGTGATAGACAGCACAGCTTACATAATCGGTACCAAGTAAACCGGTATCTTCAACAGCAGAGAGCGCTTCCGTATACGTCAATGTCGGTTTGACATCAAAGAAGCCATCAATCAGGCGATCAGAACAGATATTACCTAACGCGGTGATCGCCGCATTGTCATAGCAACCCAGGCCGAGAACAGCGGTGTACATGTACGGCGCATTGTTCAGCACCTTAACCGCACGCAGGTACGCAGCGGTTGAGATTTTCGACTGATCACCGTTGGTACCACCAGTGAACGCCAGCGATTTTTTATTTGTTACTTTCGCCGTCGAAATCAGCTCTTCATTAACAACCGCGCGCAGATATTTAGAACGGGCTTCCAGAGCCGTAGGCAGATAACACAAGCGGCCCATGTCATCTTTCGCTTCTTCCGCCAAAGACACAGTGTGTGTCTCCAGGGTCGTTACCACGCCGAGCGAAGTCGTCTGGGTCAGTTTTAAGAGGAAGCGTTCATTACCCGCGCTGTCCGCTGTTGCCGTTTCGATGGTTAACTCACGGGTAGGTGAAATACACGGATCACCATCATCAACGTAGATAGCAAAGGCTTCGCCACTATCAAGTTCAATTTCAGAACCGTATGGCAACGCACTGTAAGCCGGTTCGCCTGATTCATCGAACATAATAATCGGGAACTTCGCATCATCCGGAACAGCACGAACAACATAACCTGACGTTTGCTGAATAGCTTCGTATACATGGCGAATTGGTTCGAACTGTGAGCCGGAAGACGGCTTCAGCGGTTCGCCGAGAACATCTTTGTAATTGGACTCAGTAACCGCAAGAACAGTAAACGGCTTGCCACGCGCAAATACGCCAATACCAGCCCACAAGCTGCTATTTAATGCAACACCGGTAGATAACGTCGAATCGGCATTGATCGGGCTAACCGCGACGCCGGATGCATTACCTAATGACTGTTGAATTGAATATTGAGACATAACTTTCCCTGTTATGCGCCCCGCACGGGGGCGCTATGTTAAACGGAGAACTTCCCCTGATTACTCAGAGTCACCGGCATCAATCGTGTCGCCGCTTATGAAGTTAAGCCCGCCTTTTTTGGCCATTGTCAGCGTTACACGAGTGAAGTAATCAGCGCCGTTGCGTGGGTGCATATCGTTGATAGCCGAACCCCACAGTGTGGTACGGTTGACCAGCGCCGGAGTGGTCGGATGCTGGAACGGGATAGCCGGGACAGCATCACCAGTCACGAAGCCTGCTTTACCCGGATTTTCATCACGGACGTAGCACAGCACATCCATCGAGCTGAACTGAATGTTCTCTGTCGTTAAGTTCTTACAAATACCAGCAGGTACTTCGTACACTTTCACGTTACCGAACAGGGTACCGATGTAGTGAACATACGGAGTCTGGATATAGTCTTCGGCTGGCTGGAAGAAATCCTTCGGCAACTGTTTGAAGAAAGATGCTGCATCAGCACCAGCAAACATCCCCATCGCACCAGAAGATTTAACGCGCTCAATAATGTCGCGATATACAGTCTGGAATTTGCCACGAATGATGGTTGCCCATACATTAAAGGACTGGTTAACCGGCAGAGCGATGTCAAAGGTGTCGGTCGCAAGAGTACGCCAGATCATGATGCGAAGACGCAGCATATCCTGTTCATGAGACAGGTATTCCTTCAGGGTGCGGAACTGTAGGGAACCCAGGTCCAGACCAAATTCACGCTGTGCTTCATACGCCGCCTGTACCGTGTGCTCAGCCGCGATAACGAACTGACTTGGGAACAGGGTGTATTTCTTCATTTCGTGGTTGATCAGCGGGATCAGCTCAGGTGCGGCTTCAATATTGATTTCCGTCTCAATTGCGATCTCAGTGCCTTTATCCGGCGCTTTGGAGAACGACAGGGCAATCTGACCAATGTTGTAGTTCAGAGAGCAGGTAACAGTGATTTGCTCACCAGCAGCATTAGTAAACGAGTGAAGTAGGCTGCCGGAACCGTTATCAACAACAGACTTAATACGGTTAACGTAGATGTTAGTGCGACCTTTTCGGATTGGTACATTCTGGCCTTCGAAGTCTTCCATCTTGAAGGTTGCGGTTTTGCTGGTGCCATCGGAGCTTGCCACCAGCACATAGCGGCGACGTAACTGGCTGTACACACCAACGGATTGCATGTCCAGAACATCACCAGCAGCATAAGAACCAAAAGAGGAACCTGCCACGTTAAAGACTTCATAGATGTCGGACTGGTCACGCGTAACCGGAATGAAGGTACACGCATCAGCGGTAGCTGCCCCCAACTGAACAGGCAGGATCATCGCGAGGAATAAAGGCAGACGCATAACACCGTCAGAAACGCTCATCATCTCTGCTGCGACGGATTCCAGCATCGCTTTATTAGTGGCATCCATGCTATTGCGGGTGGACTCAATCAGGCAGTTTTCCAGCGTCTGGTGGCAGGAGGCCAGAATTTCCGGACGCGGCATAGATTTATGTGCTGCGGCGTAGTCAGCCAGTGCACTTGCCCACGCTGTAGCGATTTGAGCGGTGGCATTATCAGAGATACCCGCAAAAACCGGGTCTTTACGTGCAGCTTCAAGGATAGATGCGGCACGCGCGGCATCATCTTTAATGAATTGGTTATCAGTACCGAACTGCGCAGTGCTTGCCCAGCCAAGCACAGCTTTAGAGCGTTTTGCGATATCTGCAATACGATTCTGGTATTCGCGTAAGTTACTCAATTTACTCTTCCTTAAACACAAGGCACTTGTGTGAATCCCTTTTCGGAAGAGATTTTATTGAAAGTCACTTGTTGACTTTCTCGTGACAAGCAATTTTTTATTTTTTCGGGAGTAGGGGAGGAAGGTAAAATCCAAGGTGAAATCGTGGCGATTTCACCTTGAAATTTTAGATGGATTTACTTTAAAAACAGTAGGTTAATAGTGAAATTTGAATGGCGAAAGTTTAAGGCTTCGGCTTTTTATCGAGGCTCTTTCTAAGGATATGCCCAATCATCCTGTCGAGTTCTTCCTGTAGCTCTTTTGAAAGTCGATTAAACTCATAAGAAAATGCACGGCCTTTCACGCGCTTCCTTGCAAAGCGATCCTTGTCCTCAAATTTCCATAATTCAGTAACTACGGACTTATCTTTAGAACCTTTATCCGTGAGTAGTGAGGCTTCCTTTGTTATCAAGCGCAGGATTTTATTTTTAACTTCATCTTCGGCCATTTCTTCAATGGATAAGATGTCGTTTATTTCCGGGGATATGTTTTGAATAAGCTGATCAAACTCTAAATTCTTGTTCCCCATTTCGTCGCCAACAGCACAAAGCGTTTTGTAGTCCGAAAAGGTTAATTCCGACTGCACAGGGAAAAGGGCGACTAATTCTTCCGGAGCACTCGCTGCCTGGAGAGCACGCGTGACCTTAGCCTGAGACAGCCCTTCTTTGGCTGCAATATCCTTCTGACTCATCCCATCATTTTTCATTCGCATCAAACGCAGACCTATTTCTCGAATGCTGTGCTGCAATGCTGTCTGAACGTCTTTCGCTAAATTTTGCGCTTCCTGAACGCTGATCTCCTGGTCCGTGACTAAAACCCGCAACCCTACGTTCTCTAAGATGGCAGAAGCTCGACGCCGGGAACCATCCAAAATTTCAATTTTCCCTGTACCCCGTCTAACACCTATTGCAGGGTAAAATTGCTGATGCTTAATAGTGCTTCGGATACTTTTTAATGATTTTGGCGTAAGAGATGCCTGGTCACGCCCGTTGTTATGCTGATCAACAAAGGTATCGCTTTCTACCTGGTTCGGAGGTATTACCTCTTCAATAAATGTGGCCTGGCGACCAGTTGATAACTTGAATACCTGCTCGACTCGATCGCCAGAGGCTGAAGAACTATCAAATCCGCTTAATATTGAAGGATTAAGGGTTCGCCCAATTGTTGGTCTGTTTTTCTTTGACATGGGGGTTTCTTACTCCTCAGTTAGATCTGATAAATTCAATACGGTCAAAAACTGCTTTAGCAAAATCTTCCGCGGCAATTCGCGCGTTCTTCAATGCATCAGCACTACCAACATACGTTGCCGGGTTAGCTGAAATAACAGTGTCAAAAGACTCGCCGCAACGTTCAAAACCGTCAAGGCGAGGGAGGACGACATCGAGCATATCCCCACCGAACACTTCTTTAGCCAGGCTATGGCAATACTTATGATCTGCCTTGTTACTCAACTTGGACATAAAACCAATGTTAGTCGCAAGCTGGCACTCGCAGCCTTCATCCGAAATGAGTTTCACCAACTCAGGAAGGCGGGCAACGTATTTAAGCGATGAGTGGAAATCGACAGTTGCTGGCGGCAGAGGTGTAAACAGTATATTGGCCGAGGCCAAAGCATTTTTCAGGAAGGCGTCAAGGTGAGGACCACTATCAACGAGGATAAAGTCATAATCGCTCTTCAGCTTATCAATCACATTTTCTTTCAGGACAGCATGGATGTTCTGACCCGGTAGATGCTCATTGCACAGCTCTCTCCAATCGGATGCAATAAAGGCATCGTCAATCGACGCAGGCATAACGTCAACCCCAGGTACAACAGAAGGAACAATAAACTCCTCTAACAGCTCTTCACGGCTTACATTCTGCAACATAGCCTGTGCAGATGTTGCGTTTACGATACCAATAGAGTGTTTATGGCTTAAAAACATCGTTGCTGAAGATTGCGGATCAAGGTCAATAACCAGAATCCTTAAATCTTCCATCAGAAGATGAGGGTGAGCACGCATTGCATGCGCCAGAGAAACCGTCGATACAGTTTTTGACACACCGCCTTTAAGATTGGAGATGAAAATCACATACGCTTCGCTGTAGCGATCCCGGTATTTTGGCACTCCGCGATGTTCATATATGTCAATGATGTTCTGAATTGACATCGCATATTTCATTGAAGAGCCAGCAGGGCGTTTATCGAAAACATAACCCTTTTCTTCCATTTCACTTACGGCATAGTCAACGTTCGCTCGAGTCAGTAGAGGCAATTTTGCCAGTGCCGCTTTCGCATAGACCTGGTAAAACTCGTTCGCGTGTAGCTCATCCTTTTGCAACTGTACTTGTTCAGTCAGAACATTGAGCATTCTGTTTGCTCTTTGAGCAACCTTGTGAAGCTGGCTGGAATCACTCATCGAAAGTCATCCTTTATGCTGTATTTTTGAATTTAATTAAAAATGCTGCATAAAATAATAATGTATGCGTAGATGCTTGTACATGGCATTCTCTGCATGTTTTGTTCATTTTGCACGATTGAGAGTTACAAGAAAGGCACAAAAAAGCCCCGTTCAGGGGCATCAGTGTTATTTGCTAAGAGCAGCGAATAATCGTTCGAAATCGATAGTATCTATAGCACGCGTAAGCGCCGGAAGTTCAGCCTCAAAGTACCCGTGTCGATCGTAAAAGAAGGGACCGAAGAGCGAGGCATGTTGGATTCTACTTCGCCCCAGCCCGGACACACAGTTAAGCCCATTACCGGCTAAAAGGCTAAAAAACTTCTCTGGATTATCGTGGTAAAGCTGAGAATCAATGGTGGCGGTTAACTCTTCCATAGGGAAGCACACCCGCCCTGTCTCCCAGGGATATTTAGTCCGAAGCATAAACATTGCTTTCAGCAATTCACATTGAGCGCGGATCGCGTCCGGTTCATAGCCAGATATGGAGACATAAGCCACGTCCCTCATTCCTGCGTCATCTTTGAAAGTCACGATAGAAGTAACATCCAGTTCTTTTTCGAAAGAGCGAGCAGCATCTACTGGACGCTGAAGTAAATCATTCTACTTAATGCGCTCGAGAATCCCTCCCCACATATCATTTAGATATTCGATATGAGCCAAAACCTTATCAAGACACTCTCGTGTAAACCATTCAGTATGCCCGCCACCGGCGCTTTTCTCCCACGGCGCATTCCAGGGGAAAAAGGTTGCGTGTAAAGCCCGCTCAAGATTAACCATTGCCAAACGCGTACCACGATAGACCCGTGAAAGCGCAAAATCGGGACTCACTTGTAGCCCTTTAAACCGTGCCAATGGACCACATGAAATGCCGATTTTAAAAGTATCTCCGTTCTCCGGCACCAGAACGTAGAGGTAGTGTTGTTTCTCTTCTTGCATATCAATACCACTGCTTGATGAGAACCGCGCAAATGTTGACTATGCGCGAAAGTTAATGTGAATAGTTGACTATGCGCGATGTGACTACAGTCAAAAGTTGACTGTAGTCGATTTAACTCCACCAAAGATCGACTATGTAAGATATTGTCGGGAGAAACGTTGACTATACGCGATGAAATGACCCTAAAAGCCATCTCAATAGCGACTTGCAGAATATTGACGCCAGCAAAAATCCACCAGCGTCAACGAATGTCGCCTATAGTCAACTTCTCGCTATCGCATATAGTCAATATTATGGATTGCGCTTATGGATCTGAAAGCCGATTTTCCTGCCGTTTTTTATCTCTGAAAATTTAAGATATTCAATAGCTTCCAAATCTTTCATGGCTTTTCTGATAACGCTATTTTGCACGCTAACGGATGATTTGAGATTAAGCCTTGCTCTAAGGCGCTCAATGCTGACAGGTGCCGGGTTGGCGGGTAGAGCCTCAAAGAATGTATACAGTACCTTGGCCGTCTCTTTGCGCCCGAGCTTATCCAGCATCTTCAGCTTCAGGATTCGCTTATAGTCAACATAGTAAAGTTCAGATAGCTGTTTCTGCGGCTGGATCTCGATAACATCAAGCTCGGTATTCAGGCTGCTATATGCCAACAAGTTGACGTTAATGTTATTGAGATGACCTTTTGCCGCCGGGAAGCGGAATTTGACAACTGTCTGCTGAATGCGTGTCAGAGAGTCATCAATACTTTTACGGAACGCCTTTGAAAGGCGCTTACGTGGATAGCCGCATCGATCGGCAAACTCGGAGAATGGCAGGGTGATTATGCCGTCATCATCAGGTGCGTAGTCAAACAACGCGGAGGTTATGCCCACCCACACCTTAAAATCAGTATCCATATCCAGGCGTGGACCATGAATTTCAATTCCCTCATAGCCTTCCTGCTCAACAATTTTGAGGCTTGATAGTTCTTCGGTTGCGTTCGTTGTGTTTGTAGTAACTGACGATCCGCGACGTAGTGCCACATTGGTAGATTTTAAGGTTGGCACAAACACACCTAAGCGCAACAAAGCAATGGGTTGTATAGTGCTATTGTTATTGGGTTTCAGGCTGTGGATTTCTCCTGTATTTCCTGCAACTTCTTCAACGCTAAGGAAGCCTTTATTTTCTTCCAGCATCGTGGTTTCTCCATATGTGGCGCGGCCTGGCGTCATCTGGATTGCAGTTATCAACAACTGTGAATAGTCAGGCTCTAAAATCGCGTACAGTCAATGTTTCTGTCGCATATAGTCAACAATAAATCGCGTGCAGTCAACAATAAATCGTGCACAGTCAACATAAAATCGCGTATAGTCAATGTTGATCCCATTTCAGGCCAGAAATGGCGCGGCTTACAGCGATCCGGGATCTTCTTTGGATCTTCCTGGGTTCTCTTTAGGATCTGTTTATTGGATCTATGCTGTGGATAAGTTGAATAAACCGGCCAACATAGCCGGTTGGAAGGAAGGGTATTATTCTACGCTTTCGATAAGAAGACCATGTTCATAACATTTAAGCTCATCGCCTTCGTACAGGAATTGGTATCCAATACCACCATTTTCATGGACATTAGGGAATAACTCATAACTCACTGAAGAGCAAATCACACCAATGCAGCGATCAACGCCTTCTCGTTCTTCAGTGCTGAAAAAATCCTCTTCGGTAAGAACATGAGTACATTGCTCATCAGCATAGGTCGGAAATACATGCTCGATGCAATCCGGGTGTTTTAAACCAAGCTGATCGGCAAGCTCGAAAGCATGACGGTATTGTTCAGATCCTGGCTTGCCAACAGTGATGTGCTCAATTTTGTAGATTGAAGTCGCTTTGTTGATAGTTTGCTTTACTGTTACTTTATCAGACATAAAAATCCCTTTTAGTTACCGCTGATAGCGCGGTTGTAATCATTAACGTTGCGATTCTTCCTGTTAATCCCCATCAGCATCGTTTCTGTATCGAGGATATACGCTGGCAGATCATCAAAATATTCACTGCTAAACTCTGGCATCCTGCACATAAACGCACTTTTGGGGGCAGGGTGGTTAACCTTTGTCGGCGTCGGCGTTAAATTCGCTGATCGACTCCCGGAGCAACCGCTGAGTGTCAGCAGGAATGCGCTGGCGAACATTACCCGCCGCAACCAGTTGTTTCTGAACTTCAGCTTTTCGTTCCATTTGCCTGTCAGCATATTTGGCTTGTTCTGATTCATTTTTCACTTCCTGGCTGTGAAAATGTTGCTCTGCTTTGTTCATCGTCTCAATGGTCTGGTTAAGATCCATTATTGACTTATCACGTTCCTTAACAGCCTGATCAAGACTGCCAATTTTCTCCATGGCTTGCTTTAGCTGATGACGTTCCCATGCAAACCCAGCACCAACAAGTGCGCAAATCAGAACAAGAACACCAGTAGCAGCAAGTTTCTCCTTCAAAGACAAAGCTGTTTTTAACGTAGAAAAGAATGACATGTCTTCCTCCTGAAGAAAAATTATCAATGAAGTCCTTTGTTACCGTGCCGCTTTGTTTAATTCATCAAGAACAGAATCAGGAACCAAAGCGGCGACTACGCTGGCTGTGCTGGCCTTATTTGCTGATGCTTCCGCAAGCGCGGTACCGATAGCATGGTTATAAGCAGTGAACCGCCCCGGAAATCCTGGAGACTAAACTCCCTGAGAAAGAGGTAAACAGGATGACTAAAAATACTCGTTTTTCCCCCGAAGTCCGTCAGCGGGCGATTCGTATGGTTCTGGAAAGTCAGGATGAATATGACTCACAGTGGGCGGCAATTTGTTCCATTGCCCCAAAGATTGGCTGTACGCCGGAGACTCTGCGTGTCTGGGTTCGCCAGCATGAGCGGGATACCGGGGGCGGTGATGGTGGGCTCACCAGCGCTGAACGTCAGCGTCTGAAAGAGCTGGAACGTGAAAATCGTGAACTGCGCCGCAGTAACGATATCCTTCGCCAGGCTTCCGCTTATTTTGCGAAGGCGGAGTTCGACCGCCTCTGGAAAAAATGATGCCACTGCTGGATAAGCTGCGTGAGCAGTACGGGGTCGGACCGGTATGCAGCGAACTGCATATTGCCCCGTCAACGTATTACCATTGTCAGCAACAGCGACATCATCCGGATAAACGCAGTGCCCGTGCGCAGCACGACGACTGGCTGAAGAGAGAGATACAGCGCGTATACGATGAAAATCATCAGGTGTACGGTGTGCGTAAAGTCTGGCGTCAGTTGTTACGGGAAGGAATCAGGGTGGCCAGATGTACAGTGGCACGTCTCATGGCGGTTATGGGACTTGCCGGTGTTCTCCGGGGTAAAAAGGTCCGTACGACCATCAGCCGGAAAGCCGTTGCCGCAGGCGACCGCGTAAACCGTCAGTTCGTGGCAGAACGACCTGACCAGCTGTGGGTGGCTGATTTTACTTACGTCAGCACATGGCAGGGCTTCGTCTATGTGGCGTTTATCATTGATGTGTTTGCCGGATACATCGTGGGGTGGCGGGTCTCATCGTCTATGGAAACGACATTCGTGCTGGATGCGCTGGAGCAGGCGTTGTGGGCCCGTCGTCCGTCTGGCACCATCCATCACAGCGATAAAGGCTCTCAGTATGTGTCACTGGCCTATACGGAGCGACTAAAAGAAGCCGGATTACTGGCATCAACAGGGAGTACAGGCGACTCGTATGACAACGCGATGGCTGAGAGCATCAATGGTCTTTACAAAGCGGAGGTAATACACCGTAAGAGCTGGAAAAACCGTGCAGAAGTGGAACTGGCCACACTAACGTGGGTGGACTGGTATAACAATCGACGATTGCTGGGAAGGCTGGGCCATACTCCTCCGGCAGAAGCAGAAAAAGCTTATTATGCTTCCATCGGAAACGATGATCTGGCAGCCTGAGTTCACAGATAAAACACTCTCCAGGAAACCCGGGGCGGTTCACAGTTATGGCTACGTTGGCGCTTTCATTCGCTCGTTCATACTGCTGTTGTAACGCAGTTGTGGGTGCTGTTGTCTGGTTGAAAACAACCCCAAACTGTTCAGTTGCTACTTTCAGAGATTCAATTTGCTCTTCTGTTAGTGCTGGTGGGGGAGTGGCAGTGCCGCCGCCTGAACCAGAGCCTGACGAGCTTTCTGAGCCAGTGTTAAGGGCCTGGTTAATCTCCCCCATTGCAGCGACTAAACTTGATGTATTAAGCGCGTTAACAGCGTCCTCAAGCGATTTAGTAATATTCACATCACCAATGGCAATAGAGATCGGCAGTTCTGAAACTTCTCGCTCATTAGCACGGCAGTAAACATCCCAACCAATATCGAGTTGAAGCAGCATTGACAGATCTGCATAACCAGCCAACAGGTCCGCGTGCTTAGTTGCCAGTTCTCCAATGTTCGTTAAGCCGGTTGTGGTTGTTCTGATCGTTGAAACATAGCTGGTAATAGTGTCGGGATAGACAATTGTATCCAGAATTAATCCGGTCAATTCTTCTGCAAGCAGTTTTGCTGTGTTAGCACTGTTTCGTGCCGATGTTATGGCACCAGGTGTTTTCATCCCACCGGCGGCGGCCAATTTTTTATATGCGGATAACTGGTAGTCTTTTTCCAGCATGATATCTCCTAACTTACCTGAACCAGGCCGTCTCCGGACGCTACGGTAGATCCGCATGAAACAGGGTCACCAACGCATACGATCCCTTTACCATTGACGGTAAACCATGCCCTGGTTGATATAGCTTGCCCACCGTGCGTACTGTTTCCATCGGTATGCTGTGCATATTGCTTACCATCAACTAACACTTCGACTCCGTTGACTTTAAGTAGTGGTTCACTCTCTACAGGAGGCCTGGATGGGAATCCTCCGTGCCCCGAACAAATGCTGTCTTTTGTTGCAATGCTTGCCACGCCATCACCAATTATTTGCTCTGATTTTCGTTATTTTAACTTAGGTTATTTGTGGTCTGTATGGCGTTTACTTATCGCAAAATTGCTCTAATAAATATTGTTTTTTATGTCGTATTTTCGGTACCATTCAGCCATCGCCCTTCAATGGGCATTTGTTTGGAGTCGTCAGATGCAGATGGAGCTAATAAGCCGCAAAGAGTTCGATAGCCGTGTAACCAGCGGTGAACTCGACAACTTGCAGGCTATCAAGGTGAAAGAAGGCTTTTGCCTCATTGGGAATCAGAGCGGAATAAATCGCGTTTTTATGCTTCGCCGTACGGATTTGAAGCCATTTGTCTGGAAGAACGAAATTGGTCCCAGCTCATACGCTCAAACGAGGGGGTGCCACAACCTGGCCTTTTTCTACAAAGACGAGCTTTCTGTGGTTGATATTCAAGGGTTACAACATGTTTAAGCACTGGAAAAACATTACTATTTATAAACTTTCTCGTGAGGCGGATCTGACCGACTTAGAAGATAAAAAGAAAATGATCCTTTTCACGCCATGCGGTAGTCAGGATATGGCCAAGTTCGGTTTTGTATCGCCATTTGGTGATAATTCTGAAGTTATCGCTATGCATGGAAATGGTTTTATCCTTGTTGAAGCAAAGCGCGAAACAAAAATTCTTCCCCCGCCGGTTATCCAGCGAGCTATTCAAGAAAAAATTGAAAAACTTGAGCAAGAACAAGCGCGTAAACTGAAGAAAACAGAGAAGGACTCCCTGAAAGACGAAGTTCTGCATTCTCTTCTGCCACGGGCTTTTTCAAAGTTTTCTGTTATCCAGGCGATCTACGACGGTTCATCGATAGGAATTTAAATCCCAAAAAGATTAAAAAACACCCAAAAACGGATGTTTATTCAACACTGCCTGCGTGCCATGAGTGCACCGCCGTCAATTAAATGGATCTTATCGATTGATACTGCATATCACTGATGGTTTTTTACCCCATTCCCCTGAAAATGGACGCAACTTCTCCGATGCGGCTCTCAGCCGCACACCCGCTGTTGCGCCAGTGGCTCATGCATCAGGACCAGCTCTGTCAGACGGTAGCCCCGCTTCAGCCCCGTAAAACGCATCTGACCTCCGCACAGGATGCACTTCAGCGGGTCAACCTTCAGTAACCGCTGATACATCCCTCTCCACCTGATTTGCATCGCCGTCTTTCTCACCGTCTCCGTTATGACGTACACAACATCTTCCAGTAACCGGCGCTTCACCGGACTCAGGAAACCGTAGTACCTCACCATACGGAACCCC